GCAATACTCGTTGTTGCCTGCGCCGTTGTCATTGATCAGACGAACCTGGCCTTGATTGCCAGCGGCCGCAGTGGGCAGCGCGGAAGTGGCAATCGGAGTCAGCTTGACGAAGCTAGAAACAGTAACGCTGGTGACGCTAGAGTCAGCGCCCAGGGTAGAAGTGGTGGTAACTGCGCCGGTCGTAGAGTTGATCGAAACAGTCTCAAAACCATTTTGCGAACGAACCGGTCCGCTAAAAGTCGTATTCGCCATTATTTCCTCACATGCGAGTATCGTTTGGGCGCCTTGTCTGCATGTCGTCAGCCGGGACTGTCAAAGCACCGGAAACCCCGGAATAGGTGTCAATATAACTGATTTTGGGAAAAAGAAAAGGGGCCGAAGCCCCCTTTCTTT